CTATGGTGTGTTGCTGCTCGATAATGCGGATGTGAATGATGATGTGAGATCCATGCCTTGATTTTGACCTTGGGGTTTAGTGCCTTCGCAGTAAACAAAATCCTGATAATCATCGTATCTAATTTCAACTAAACAATGTCCTATAACCGCCACGTCATACCCAGCCATGTATAAATCTTGAAGTTTTAACGGAAACTCATAACGTGATTTGTTCATCGCCTTAAAATAGACTTCTGACTGACGGTGTAATTTACCTCTGTCGTCCTTGTAAGACGTTATAGACGAACCTGTGATAGATAGACTCAGTTTATCAAATGGATGCGCTACAGAGCGTCTAGGTGCTTTTACTGGTGGTCGTTTCTTTTCTTGGTGGTTAGTTTGGGCTTGTTCGACAACGACAGCTTGAGGCTCTTCTACGGGTTCTGTACCAAATAAAGCCAGTGCGCTAGAAATGGACATGGGTAAAGCGATCACAATGGCAGGAATGCCGATCCAAAAATACCAACGCTTCCAAATGGGTTTGATATCGGATGAATGCGCTTCATTGACGGCTTTGTCAGACTTGGTATGGGAAATATAGAAAGGGAAAAAACGAGATTTATAGTTTCTTACGTTCGTATTGAGTTCAGCAGCTCGCCCCTCAGCACCATCGAGCACCTTTTGGGTGTAAGTCTTATCAGAGCCGGCAGCTGTATGTTTAGAGACTCGATACTGAATTTGAATCATCGCTCTCACGTCTTTATGGAGCTTACCCAAGCTTTGCGTCATTAATAGAATGTCGTGACCATAATGACGGTGCATAGATAAATAATCTAACACTCCTGATAAATGTTCCGTTGCTTGCTTCCCTCGCCCCTGACTAGGCAGTACAAAATGACATTCATCAATAACGAATAACGCCCCTACACCATCGTCATTTTTCCATTCATCCGTAGTGAAGCATTGAGCCGTGGAAAATGCCCTAACAGAGCCAGATTTACGGGAATAACTGTCCTCCCGTACCTCGATTAAATCCAATATTTCAGCACCAAAGACGGATTCAAAATGTTCTAAATTCAATGGTACATTGGTAATAACTTTTCGCCCCTCTTTAAGGGCTGGAATGATGTGGTAGACAACCGATTCATAAGACTTCCCAGAACCAGGTCTACCGACAATAATATTAATTGGCATAAACTCCCCCTAAGAGCCAAGTCGTGTAAATGGGACAAGTTGAAGCCCAAGACGAATCAGAATAGCCGAGACAATAATAACGCTCGCTTCATTGACTCCCACCAATGCCATGATTGACTTAACTTCATTGGGAATAAGGTCGATGTATTGGATAACATTTAAAGCAGAAAATGATGAACCGATACCATCAATGGCTAGCAAAGAGACAGAGAGAATCCCATCAAAAACAAATAAAGCAATGTCTGTTAAGAGGTCATACAAAGATAGCCATAATGACCAACAAAAATTAACCGCATTATTCCAACGTTCAGCAAACCAATCCAACATAACGCCTCCTATAAAACATCAAAGATGAAAAATGCAATCATGCGAGAAATCAAGAAGCCGAAAAGCGGATATAGCAAAAACTCTATGATTTCCATAGCTTAACCTCCAAAGACCAAGCGACGGGCTAACATAACTGAGGTAAAGAGAATAAAAGCTCGAATGGCTAACCAAACACGACTGTCTATGTCGATAACGTGACAACCAAAATCGACAAAACCCAAATCAAAACACATAGACCAAGACGGAATCCCATCGGATGCGTACGTCAATTTGAATGAATCTATCCAGCCAACTAAAGCGGTATTTTGGAGGTCGTTATTGTAGTTATTCCAGACACCTGCAAAACCATCAGGATAACGAGAATCCCAAAAACTAGAGGTTTGAGCCTTATTAGGCGCAATATTGATTGGAATTGAAGTGACGTTTACCTTAGTTACTTGCTCTAAAATAGATTGACTCAGGGAGTTTGTTACATCAATGCGAGATTCAACACCACTAACATCAATACTAACATTAGTGCCGGTATTGCTACCTGTATGCTCACCAGTACCAGTACCAGTACCAGTACCAGTACCAGTACCAGAATTTAAACCTGTTATGTAGTCATTACCATTAGCGACCGTGTTCGCTAAATAATCCGCTTTTGGCCAGTTATCTGTAGAAACATAATTAGGAGCCGAGGGGTTCGAAGGTTGGGCAACACCAGATGCAATTAAATGTGCATTATTCCAAGAAGGAGAACCAATGTTAGGAATAGGGCTTTGCCCATCAGGCATAAGCGGAGCATTATCTGAATCAAAATCATTCACTAAAGCCGAATCGATCACTCCTTTTGAATCCGAAAAAAAAGGAAGCTGTTCATCGAAGGGTAAATTAGATATGTGTTCAAGTATTTTACTTGAAGCCACTTCATCAGAAACAACCGTTCCCAAGGAGTTAGGACAAGATTCTATTTGATTCGAATCCGTGTTTGATGAGCATGGAGATCGATTGATATATTTATTACCAGCATAAACAGATTCGTCATTATCATTAGTTGTGTAAATATTGTATCTATGTCTATCAGGTCGGTCGAATGAAGAGTCAAGCTCAAAAGAGTAATCTCCTCCTGAATATTTAGATTGGGATGCAAACCAAGAGCTCATAGCCCCAGAAGACGAAGCCGATACTGATATACCAGAAGACCAATAATAGCCAGTGACGGTACTGCTATCGGATGATTGAGCAAAAAAAACATCATTCGTTAATGATAAACCTACAAGGTTCGCAGCAGTCACAAAAACAGCGGTTCCAATCGCATATTTACTCTTAAAGTACTTCAAATAATTAGCATTGGATATTTTAGAAACACCCGAATAATAAGCATTTGAAACTTGAACCGCTTTAACGACTGAACTAATTGCTATTTCAGTTGCTAAATATCGAATCGCATGAGGAGCAGCTATCTCAACTGCCCAAATAACCCCAGCCACGACAGGAACAACCGCATTAGCCCTTTGAATAGGAATAAAGGCAATGTTAAAAGCAAGAAGATAAATGGTAAGTTTTCTAAACATAAATTTACCTATGAAAAAAGGGGCTAAATGCCCCTCATTCCTAACACAAAGGCGATGCCTGACAGACCACCGATTATCATTACAGCAGAATAGAACTGTAATGAAGATACAGCGATTATCACGCTCGACTAACCAAACGTTTAGCAATGCTAATGCCTTTAACCGCTAAGGAGATACCGACAATAACCACACCAGTCGTACCAATGAATGTAGTAACAGTAGACAAATCGATCGCCCCTAGAATTTGGTCAACAGCGGTTGTACCCGAAACCGCAGCATCAGCAGCAAAAGCGGACGATGACATAAGAACAAATGTAGATGTTGCAGCCGAAGATTTAGCCGCTTTGCGAATTGAAGTAAACATAGTAAATCCCTCTATACGAGACGTATTAACTTTTTGGCAATGCCAATGACATAACCACCTAAATAACCAATCACTACTACCGCACCAAAAGACCAAGTAAAGACTAAACCTATATCAGATGGTGACACGGTAACATGAGAAAGATTATATTCATCCGCAGCCTGTAAGACATAGGTAGTGCAAGTTTCTAGTTTTGTTTCAGTAACATATAAAAAACCATCTACTGTTTTATCTATACAGACTGCCATAATTATATGCCTATAGATTTAAATCAAATATTGACGGTTTAGATTTATGGCATAACGTAACTGTATCTCCAGAGCCCACACGAGAACGATAAGATGAAAACCAAACAACGAAATTAGCAACACGCCCTCTGTACTGTAAAAGCCAAAAACGAAAGTCGTGAGTATCTAGTTGTGCTGGAACTCGAATAGCTTTCTCATCACCACTGTCTAGCTTGATAATAATGTGAGGCGTTTTCTGGTAATCACCTAAGTATTTATGTTCCAAAACCTCGTAGCGAACAATCCGGCCCGTTAATTCAAACTCTGTATTTTTCAAAATTACGCCCCGTTAGCTCTTTGGTGAGTGTGGTTTAGACAGTAATTGAAAAGACTTCAAAATAGCGACAGGCTGTCCTTTCTTAACCGACATACCAATGTCAGCGTCTACTACAATCGGGCTTTGAGCTTCAACAATGGCTTTAACCAACGCTTTAGCGACTGCATTATCACTAGATGTATCAACACTCATTTTGGCAACCTGCGCCCCAGCCAATTGTAAATCCATACGAAAATCTTCACAGGTCTGACAGTTAGCCCATGGGCGACCATCATCAAAACTACCGTATTGTGCAAAGTTAATTGTTGTTCTCATGGTTCATCTTCCTATTATTCGATTGGGTTATATTGAGTTCGAGCGTGTTTGTCATTTGGAGCGTGGAATACTAATTCACTGGTTCCATCAGCAAAGAGGACAAATGACATAGCGGTATCTTGATTTAAACGAACTTCCCTACCCGCTTGCAGTGAACGGGCATACAAAGACGGAAGTTTGTTCGATTCTAACGAGTCTCTAATGGTGTCTAATTCCGTTACTGGCGCTTCAACGTATTCTTCATCAGACAACCACGCTAAAAGCTTCTCAGGCGTATCTAAATCACCCAAGTCAGGCTCTTGATAGCTAGCTGGTCGCTGGTTTTCGAAGTCAAAGGTAAACACTTGAGCCAATGGAAGTTGCTCCGTGTTGTGTAGGTTCTGTAGTTGAGACTTAGATAACCCTATTGCGGTTAAATCTCGAACCCCATCGTAAAAGGTTGATTTTGCCATGGTGTTTTTTACCTGTTCATACGTTGAATGCTTTAAACGGTCGTACAAGCCGAATAAACGTAAGGCTTTGCTTTTTCTTAGCGTTCCTTTTGCGTCTATGGTGTCGTATTCGTTGTGAAGCAAGGACATGATTTTATTGTCGTGAACCACGGATATGGTTGAATTTTGGACGGCAGAAAGTAGATCTTTCATTGCATCGTGCCAAGCAAAAAGGCAGAAGCTTAGAGAGTGTTGTTTTTCGTATTCCTCGACGTATTTAATGAGTTCCCAAAGGTCACGAGGAATATCATTTTTTTCAAACCATCGAGTTTTAAAACGGCTTTCAAAACGTAGGCGACATTGTGCGAAGTCTTGTAACTCAGGACTTTCTAATTGATTGATAACACGGTCATAAATCTCTGTTCGTTCTCTTTTTTTCTTCTTTTTTAGATCGTCAATCTGGTGTTGGACTTCATCGAGCTTTGAGTAGATACATAATGACGTGGTTCGCCCCGTGTTCGGGTTATTTTTAGCGTTGTTAAAGTAGACGGTCGATTCAAACTCACCTTGTCGAGAGGGTCTTAAATAACGATGAGATACTTTAGTCAGTGAATCTAATGCCGATTGAAGTACGTCAGGGCTATCTAACTGAATGGAGTACGTTGTATCAAAGCGGAAAACTTCGATACGTGAGAAATCCAGCATGTTAGAAAATTGAGGTAAGGCATCTTTAAGGGCTTTTAGGATAAAGGTTGAACATGAGTACAAGCAGTCAGAGCCGAATACGTTATGGCCTTGCATCACCTTTGCAGGAGAGGCTTTTAATTCAACACACGCTTCAGTACGAAAACCTGATGCTTGAAATACTTTGAATGCAATCCCTGTATAACTGCTTGGAATGCTGTCCCAAGGGTGACGAACGTTAGAAACTTCGGCTATACCGTCTTCATTGGCATCAATCGAACCTTCAAGGCGTAAACCACGCTTAGGTAAATCCGACATATCAATAGAAAACTGATACTCCTCACCCACTTGGGTACAAGTCGTATAAGCATCTTTAAAATGTATGCGAAAACCTAAAAAGTCGTACATAGTCAAAAGCTGTCAAGTAGTATTTTTCAGTCATATTAAGTGTTAATTTTAAGCAAGTCAAATGTATGTTTAAAAAAACAGTAGTTATAATGGTAAAAAACAACACCATAGGTCTATAAAGATGATATCTGTTCAAATAAAAGATCTAAGAGATAGTCGAAATCTATCACAGGATGAAGTGGCGAAAGCTTTGGGAATGGCTAAGTCAACATACATTAAGTATGAGAAAGGAACTCAGTCCCCACAACTTGAGACTATAGAAGAGATCGCGAATTTTTACGGAGTGACAGTTGAGGAGTTAATCACAACTGAAAGCCCTACTATTAATAGCCGATTACTCTCTAAATTAAATTTAATTGAGAAGCTAAATGAAGAAGAAAAAGAATCAATAATATTAATGATTGAGGGATTGATTTTTAGAAGACAGAACCTAGATTTAAGCAATCTACGTTAAGTAAAAAGTTCGGTATTCGGACTATAAGCCACTATTAAAGTATGTGGCTTAGCCAGTTTGAAGCAAGAACGGGAAAGCCCACTCACAAAGAAAAGGCAACCACCCCGCAAGCGGGGTCCCCTCCTTTAATTTGTGAGTGGGATTAGCTGAATACAAAACATTCAATAATTAAAATGATATATAAAGGGAAAAATATGGAATTCATGATGCTAACGAGCTTTGCCGTAGTTTTTTACTTTTCATGCAAAGGATTGAAGAAAAAAGATAGAAGTTGGATTGATCATGCTACTGACATTTATGGTGTGGGTATAAGTGCTTTTGTTTTCTTTTCTTTCTTAAGCCGTTGA